TGGAGCAACATTGCCAAGTGGGTTCACATCAAGCAATAGAATAAAGAAAATATTTTCTGTTGCGGATGCAGAGGCATTAGGAATTACTAACACACATTTAGGTGAAACAGCCGCAGTGTCAAAAGTAGTTATTGGAGGCACACCCGCAGTAGGCAATACGATTAAAATAACTTATGCAGGAATTGATGGATTGCTCACCGTTTTAGATACCTATACACTAACGGCAGGCGATGCAGTAAGTGTTACCACCGCAGGAAATGCAATAAGAGATGCTATCAATGCAGGTACACAAATACACGGATTTTCAGCAACTGCATCCACAGGAACAATACTAATTACTACTACTGGAGGAGAGGGTGTATTTCCAAATTCAGGAACACCTTATGTAAGCATCGTTACAGGTGGAGGTATGACAGCAACATGGACACAGCCAACAGGTAGCGGTTCAACAGTATTAGGAGTTGCAGGATGGATTGATACATTACACTATCACATTTCTGAATACTTTAGAATACAGCCTAAAGGTGAGTTGTATGTAGGATTGTATGAAGAAGAAGCTACTTATACATTTGCTGCAATAACAACAATGCAAAACTTTGCAGAGGGTTCAATAAAGCAAATTTCAGTATTTGAAAAGAATGTAGCATTTTCTGCAAATCAATTATCAGTATTGCAAGGTATTGCCAACGCAAATGAGGCAGTTTACAAGCCATTGCAAATAATTTTAAATGCTGAAATAAGTGCAACTGCATCAGTAGCATCATTAGTAGATTTAAGCACATCAACAGCATTCAATGTAAGTGTTTGTATTGCACAAGATGGAGCAGCATTAGGAAATCATATTTACAGGGCCACAGGCAAATCAGTTGGTGCAATTGGTGCTATGCTTGGTGCTATTTCCTTAGCTAAAGTAAGTGAAAGTATTGCTTGGGTTGCTAAATTCAACATGGCTTTAGGAGTTGAATTAGACACTATCGCATTCTCAAATGGTCAATTGTATTCAGCACTTGCAGATAGTCAATTTGAAAGCCTAAATAACTACTCTTATACATTTTTAAGAAAATTAGTAGGTATTACAGGAAGCTATTTTAGTGATTCTAAAACTTGCATCACGCCAGTAAGCGATTACGCTACAATCGAGAACAACAGAGTTTATCACAAAATTACAAGAGTTGTAAGAACAAATATGTTACCTGCTTTGAGTTCACCTTTAAAAGTGAATGCAGATGGCACGTTGACCGCAGCAACAATTGGATATTTTGAAACATTGGCAAACAATCCATTGGTACAAATGGAAGCAGACGATGAGTTATCTGCACACAAAATAATTATTAATCCTGCTCAGGATGTTTTAGCTACTTCAACATTAGAATTGACATTGCAGAATGTTCCTTTAGGTGTTGCGAGAATAATTAAAATAAACGTGGGCTTTGTAAAATCAGTATAATATGGCAGCAAATTTAATTCCGTTAATTAACGGTAAAACGTATGAATATGCAGATATTACTTGCATAATCTTAGGAGTTCCAATTATAGGTGTTACCGCAATAGAGTATGGCGAAGAAGCCAATATTGAGAACATTTATGCAACAGGTCGTTATCCAGTGGCGAGAGGTTACGGACAAGTAGAGCCATCTGCAAAGGTTACAATATTAATGAATGAGGTTATGAATATCGTATCAATTGCACCACAGGGCAGATTGCACGACATACCTGAGTTTGATGTTATTGTTTCATTTACGGATGCTAACCTTATCCCAGTGGTTCACAAAATCAAGAATTGCAGATTTAAAAAGAATATGATTACATCTGCAAGTGGCGATACATCAATTCCAATAGAATTAGATTTAGTTATTTCAAATGTTGAATTTATTTAATACTTTTGAGCAATCAAAAAAATAAATTATGACAATCGAAGAAATCAAATCGAAGTACCCAAATTCAGACATTTGGACATTAAGTGTAAAATCTAAAAGCGGAGATACAATAACCGTTCATTTAAGGGAGTTGGACAGAATAGCTTTTAAAAGTGTTTCTGCATTAATTGCCAAAGATGAATTGTTAGGAGTTGAAAGTTTTTTGAAAACATTGCACGTTGGCGGTGATGATGTAAAGTTGATAACAGATGACTTTACAGCGTTAAGGAGTGCGGCCATCACTATTTTACCGATGTTACAAGCTGAGGCAGGTGAATTAAAAAAAAATTAAATTCTGCAAAGCAGTTATTGGAAACGGATGAGTTCGCACGTCAAAATGCACTTATCCGTTTTTATTTTAGAATTGAGCCAAACACATTGACAGATGATGAGTGGGCCACAGCGATTGAAGAAATAATGTTTGTTTTAAAGTTTAATGGAACAATACAAGAAAAGAAATGAATAATTCAGTAGAATACATATTAAGTTTAAAGGATAGGTTCAGTAGCGGCATTAAATCTGCAACTAATGAAACTGAGAAACTGAATGGTGCAATGGGTACTACTCAAAAGTTAGCACTTGGTATTGGTGCTGCTATTGGTGCTATTGGAGGCGGATTAATTGTAAGAGAAATTGTAAATGTTACCGCTGCAATGGAAGGGTTGCAAAATCAATTAAAGTTTGCGAGTGGTTCAGCAGAGCAAGGCGGCAGAGATTTTGAATATTTAAAAAATATTACAAAAGAAATGGGATTGGATTTTAAAACATCAGCCGATGCTTTTGCTAAATTTAGCGGTGCAGCAAGAGGCACAATTTTAGAGGGGCAAGGAGTTAGAGATGTATTTGAAAGTGTAGGTATGGCATCAACGGTTATGCAATTATCAGCAGAGCAGTCAGAGGGTGCATTTAGGGCATTAGAACAAATGTTATCTAAAGGCAAAGTAAGTGCAGAAGAATTAAGAGGGCAGTTAGGTGAAAGAATACCTGGAGCCTTTCAAATTGCAGCAAGAGCAATGGGAATGACTACAATGGAGTTGGATAAATTTATGGCAGATGGCAAGTTAATGAGTGAGCAATTTTTGCCAAAGTTTGCAGCACAATTAAAGTTAGAATTTGCAGGAGGAATGGATGATGCAAGTCAAAGTTTAAGTGCAAATTTAAACAGAATGAATAATGAATTTTTAATGTTAAAATATACATTAGGTCAATTGTTTTTACCAGTAATACAAGGAATGGTATTGGGTATAACAAAGTTAACAGGATTTATAAAAGAACACGCAGTAGCAATAGCATTTTTAGGAGGTACATTAGCAGGGGCGGCCGCAGCATTATTACTTTACAATACATATTTAGCAGTAACTAAAGCTATAATGGTAGGCAAGTTAGTTTATGCAGTTTGGAGTTTAGCCGCAGCATTGGAAGGCACAACAGTTGCACAATGGTTATTAAATTCAGCAACAGCATTTTATGCAGGTTTGACAGGTGTTGGAGTGTTTTTGGTAGCAGCAGGAGCAGCCGCAGCATTAGCAGTTGGTATTTATGCAGCTAAATCCGCACAAGATAAATTGAATAAGTCAATGTCTGACCAACCAAGTGCTACAAGTGCAGTATCTCCATTAAATAAACAAATAGCAGGTAAACCAACACCAATAAATAGCACAACATCCAAAGCAGGAACAAGCACCACAGCAGTAGAAAGCAGAGGTGTGCAAAATTTTAATATTTCAATCAATAAATTAGTAGAGCAAATTACGCTAACAGCAACAACAATTAAAGAGGGCAAGAATGAGATTAAGGATGCGGTTGCTGAGGCATTATTGGCAGCAGTAAATGATTTCCAACTTTTAGCAACAAAATAATTATGGCAGAGTTTTATTTACCTCAAGTAATACAAAAAAATAACGAAAGAACTTTAATAAAGGGTTTTGGTTTGCCATTGGTACAACGTGCTTTGATTGCAGCAAATACGTTATCTATAAAAACCGATAAACCTGATAAAACAAGTTACTTTGGCACACCGATTTATGGTTCATTGTTTATTGTAAAGCCTGAGTATAACATCTTTGAATACAATCCTTTTTCAAAAGTATATCAAGAAACACCAATAGTTGTAGCAAGTAATTATTTTGATGGCAAAAATGATGGATTATTATTAGACAACGTAATAATTGATGTTACACAAAATAGGCAAATAGTAACAACAGACATAAGCGGATTTAATAGAGGCACAGTAAAAGAGTTTATAAATAATGGAGATTACTCAATCAATATTCGTGGTTTTTTTGCAACTAAAAATCCTGATGAAGCACCATTGGTAGATACAGGCATTCTTGCTTCTTATTGCTCGGCCCCAGTTACTTTACAA